CTAAACCGATATGAAAAAAACAGATTTAGCAAAACCGGAAGATGTTCAGGATCCTGATTGGTTACTGAATATGGATTGGGATGAATACGAAACTTTTGCAGCTATCGGATATTCTCCTGAGAATATAGCTATGTATTATAAGGTTGACAAGCTTGAGTTCATGTATTACTACATGCAAATTGATAGCTCGTTGGAATTTCACTACAAACGTGGAATTTTGGTTCATCAGGCAGAAGAAGGTATAACTATGATTAATGATGCTAGATCTAACGTTACACAGGCTCAACGAATCGATAAATTAAGAAAGAAAATTGATTTTCAAAACGCACGCGATGAAATAATTTATGGAGGAATTTAATACCAAAAAGTCCTATTTTGATATACTGCAGGATTATATTCAATCAGGCAGTAAAGAATCGATTTCAGACGACGAACAACGTTATTTAGACGTATTATACTTGCTGAACTCTTTGCGTCGTAAATACGGAAAGGAAAACGCTATTTCATTCATTCAGCGCCCTCCAAACAATATACCTTACAGGAAAGCCCGCGCAATGTACGACGAAGCAATAAACCTATTCTATGGTGATGATGGAATAGAAAAACAATCGCATCGTAACGCTATGTTCGAGGGATTAATGGCAGCTGCTAACCTGGTGCTGAAAACTTCAGAAAATTCGAAAGATGTAGAAGTCTATGGCGATTTGATAACAAAAGCCTACAAGATTAAAGGACTTGATACACCGGAACCTCCACGTATTCCGGAAGGATTATATAAGAAACCAATTAAAATTTACTCTCTCAATCCCGGTGCTATTAGTTTACCGTCGGTTGATCGTAATGCATTGGCCGAACGAATTGATAATTTGGAGATTTCAGATATTGAGAAAAACCGTGTTCGGCAGGAAGCCGGAGTTGATAAAGTTGACTTTTTAGACCTATACGATGAGCAAGAAACAAAGGTTGGATCTAAATCGTGATGATATAGAATTGCGCTATTCCAATTGGTTAGCGCAATTATGCGCTATGCTAATGCCAAAAGATTTATATTTACCTATTGGCCGTGCGAGTACAAAAACAACCAATTTTGCTGTTGAGCGATTGCAAGAAGCTGTCTATGATTGTGCCGGTGCACCTTTCGCCTGGGTGAGTGATACCTATTCAAATTTGCATAAAAACGTTATCCCATCACTTCAGGAAGGACTTCGTTTTCATGGTTGGGAAGAAGATGTACATTATGTGATCAACAAAGAACCCCCGGCAGAATGGAGGTCGAAAATGTATAATATCATGTCATCGTGGAAGAATACGATGACATTTTTCAACGGTTTTAATCTAACCTTTATTTCATTGGACCGTCCGTCAATTGGTGCCGGGCGTTCGTATGTTGGTGTTTTTGGAGATGAGGTAAAGTATTTTTCTGAAATAAAAATTGGTAATTTGCTAAAAGCAGTTCGTGGTTATCGCTCAAAATATGGTGATTCTCCGTTTTATCGATCTCAAACATTCACAACCGATATGCCAGATCCAAATAATATTGGAGAATATGACTGGATCCTGAAAAATGCTAAGAAAAATGATAAAAAGAAGCTCCTTGATTTACTTCAGGTCAGTTTTGTTTATAACCAGACAAAACAGGAATATGCAGCACTATTAGAGACAGGAAGTAAGAAAAAGATAGAATTATCTGAAAAGACAATGAAACGTTGGGAGGAACGTTGGAGACGCTTGAGAAAGGGTGTATCATTGTTTTGGATAGCATCATCATTTGTAAATGTTGATATTCTCGGTATTGAATGGTTCGAAGATGAGTTCGCTGTTGGTTTAGAAGGTGTGTCTTCTGCTATTCTTTCAATTATACCTATCCTATCGGCAGCATCACGATTCTATAGCGCACTCTCCGAACGTCACTTCTATTCAGATGGCAATAACTATCAATACTTAGATACTGTACCATATGGTCAGGATCCGGATTGCCGTATATTAAAGTACCTGGATAATAACCGGGCTATTGATGGTGGGTTAGATATTGGTAATACATTGTGGCTTGTATTCGGTCAGCAGTCAATAGGTAACTATCGCATACTTAAAGAACTATATACACTACCACCTAACTACATACGCGAGATGGCAGATGAGTTTATACGTTACTTCAAACCACATAAGTGTAAGCAGTTAAAGTTATACTATGACCGTGCTGCTAACAGTTATGGCAAGATAGGTCAGGACGTTGCCAGTCAGATCAAGAAGGCAATTGAACGGGATGTAGATGGTAAGCCAACAGGTTGGAGCGTGATACTTATGTCCCTAAAGCAGGGTAACATAGGAAGTAATGCAGAGTATAACTTCATGATGGAACTTATGGGTGGTAACAATAAGCACTTACCTAAGTTACTTATAGATAGAACTAATTGTCCATGTCTTAAGAGGCAACTTGAAAAGACACCTTCTAAGATTGCTACAGGTCCAAAGACTAACGGACTAGTTGTGAAACAAAAGAAAGGTGATGGACTACCAGTGCATAGGTTGCCTAAAGAATCTACTAACTTCACTGATGCATTCAAGTACCTGATGTGTCGTAAGGTATTCTTACAACATATCAATCCTAAAGGTAGTGGATCGTCTATGTCTCCTAAGTCTTAATTCTATTTAAATTTTTGTTAGTGGCTGATAGTATACTTCAATGTATGCTATCAGCCTTTCTTGTTTTATGTTATTACGATGTATTCTGTCATATTTCCCCGGCAAAAAACGGGTGCAATTGCAACAGGACGACAGAGCGGGTCGGCTCGCTTTGTGTTTTCGATGTTTTAAATATGTCTATGTTATAGGTTATAATGATTAAAAACAGCTGTTTAATTTTATTTACGGTGAAAAATGAGTGAAATAATGACCCGTATTTATGAAAACGTGACCGAAAATGAATTTTAGTTTATGCAATTATGTATTTATTAACTGTAATTTATATCTTTGTAGAATTATAAACTGTAAAAATGATATTTATGAAAAAAGTTATATTTCTGGCTATTTTATCTATAATTCTATTTTCGTGTTCGAATCAAAGTGTTGTAGAAAAAAACATAAAAGAATATTTAAGACAGAATTTATTGAATTTTGCATCTTATGACCCGATTGAATTTGGAGATTTGAGGCCAAATATAATTACATTTGATGATTCTGAAATTGGGAAGCCAATTAGTGATAAATATTTTGGATATAGACACAGTAAATTAGCCTGGGAATATTTAAAAGATCAAGGGGATCCAGAAAAATTATTTGAACTAGGAGAGATAGATGATAGTATAAAATTTTATAACAATAAAATAAATGAATATAAACCAATTTACGATAAAGCATCAAGGTCATATAAAGAATATACTGATGGTTATATTATTTTTCATAAATTTAGATGTGCTGATAAAGGAGGAAGTATGGATATAAGGACTTGCTGTTTTATTCTTGATAGCGAGTTTAAAGTATTGAAAATGGAATAATATATAAAATAATTCAAATTTTATTTGGTAGATTAAAATAATCTTCTCATTTTTGCAATGCTTTACACTTTACATGGGCGAGATTACTCGCTAATACAATTCGCGGGTATTTTTTATGCCTTGTCGGGAATAAAATATACTTCTAACGATTCTGTAACTCCGTGTGGTGACTCAATGGTCCCACTGCCCATGTGGTGTAAAGCAACGGTACGTGCAGAATCGTTTTGCATCCGTACCACTCAATAATTATTTTTGGATAAATGCTTTACACCAAAAACAATTGTGAGTCGGGGAATAATAGTACCCAACAAGCAACGTCAGTTCACGAAACGAACATCACTCCAACTCTACAACTTACCGGTTCTGTTTCTTTGAAACATTTGAAGAAAAAGGTAAACGGAATTCTTACTTCGCTTTACAAAGGTTCACAGATTGATTGCCAGCTTCACCCGATGGGTGATGAATTTGTATTGGTAATGATTGCCGATGGTGTGTGTGCTACGCTGCACATTCAGGAACTGGGTAATGCACTAACGGAGAAAGGGGGCGCAGAATGAAACGAGTAATAAACAAAGCGCGCACGTATTTACTTGCCAACTTCCGCGATAACTGGGTAAAATGCCCGTCGGCAGCTTATGAGTATTATTTGCACCTGTGTTGTGGTACTGATCAGGTTATCGTTTCGAGAAACGAGTACGTGAAAATGATAGCTGAAATAGCATTAGAAAAGGGATTGGAAGATATGCTACCTGATTATGCTAAAGAGATAGGAGGTATATTATGAAAAATGCAATAATTGGAGGTGTGGAAATTACGGATAAAATAATAAACCTGCTTAGTGATCTGCAAGAACCTAACGAAGATAGCGACGATGCCCCACGTATTAATTATTATGTGAAGTGCTTATCCGATACACAGGATTTTATTTGTCGTAAACTATCGCGATTCAACGAACAGGAAATGCAGGAAGTGGCTATACTTCTTAAATCAATCGTATTTTTGAAAGATGATTTGCATGAACTTATTATTGAAAAGCAATAAATTGATATAAAAGTAAGCTTATAAAAATAAAAAGCCCCGAACTTGATTGTTCGGGGCTTTTCTGTATTTTTCTAGTTGCCTTTATGACAAAGGCAACTGAACGGAATAATTAATCTTCTTCATCCTCTTGAAATAAATCATTCATTTCGCTTACTGATTCTTTTGTCAGATTAGTTCTGATTGTTTTTTCTACTCGAAGCAAATTTCTTATCACCATATATCTTTCAAAATCTTCACCGGTCTTTTGAGGTTTTTCAGCAAGCATGTTCATTTCTTTTTGAAGTGATACTGTTTTCTTGAATGAATTCTCACGATCTACATGTTTCCCAAAAAGTAATCGTTCGATTGTTGAATAAATCCAAAGTTCAAATTTCGGACTTAACCAGGCTGCAAATTTTAAAGCTAAGACACGATGCATAAGAGTTCCGGATTTTTGAGAAGAAATCAATAAATCTTCTTCTTTTTTTATACCTAAATAGTGAGAATTCTCACTTTTTAAACACTCAGTAATGAAATTTTTTGTATCATCATTTCTTAAAAAAGCAACCACTTGTTTGTTAAAAGGTTTTGCCATTTCGGTGGCATTAATCATCATTCCATTATCTTTCGAAAGTAAAAAGGTAATGTTGTTTTGTTCAAATGAGCAAATTTTTGTTTCCATTTTGTTTGTTTTTTATTAATTATTATTGAATTGTCTTGCAAATATAGCGTAACTAATTGTTAATCAATTAGTTACGCTATATTTATAACAATATTTATACTTTAAGATAGCAAAAGACTTAAACTTGTCAGTTTAGGGCTTTTGTCCTTTTTCGGGTAGTATTTGAGTGGTAAATTTGAATCAAAGTTTCGACAAGCTCAACTACCAAGCTTCGACAAGCTCAACTACCAATTAAATAACTTATGGCTCACCTAGAACGATTTGGACAAAACAGACCTACAAAACGAAACAAGTTTGTGAATGAGGGTCCGTTCGAAATAGAGATAACGGGTGAAAGTACCATTGCTAAGTATAACCGTAATAAAATGGTGGATGATGTGATTAAATTTAATTCTTCCATTGTTGCATGGGGTGATAAGGTGCGCGCTGATTTGGTGAGTTCTATTGGTTCGATGGTCTCGGAAGATAAGAAGCTGAGTTCGTCGCTAAAAAATAACTACTACGCTGATGGTAAGAGTTGGAGTGGACGGTTGGCCGAAATTGATAGGATCGGTTTTTCGTTCCGTCCGGAAGGTGTATACATCCACATGGGTATTGGGCGCGGATACCATCGCAGTGGTGGTGTAACTACCCGTACTAGTAAAACAAATACCTTCGGCCGTAAGCCTATACTTTGGTTTAACCCGGTAGTGGAGAAACATATAGCTGAACTTTCGAGCATTGTGGAGCAATATGCTGATGATTTAGTAATTAATTATTCAAGAATTTACATAGCAGAATAACGATATGGCAGTAACGATAAAAGATTTACGATTTAGTATTTATCTGAATAATGCAGATGCTAAGAAATCGGCTATAGAATTTGAAAAGCAACTACAACTAGTTGGTGCTGAAATGGCTAATCTTTCTAATCAGGGTAAAAAAGATACTCCTTTATACCGAGAGAAGAAAAAGGCATTTGATGATTTGAAAGCTTCTATGGAAGCAAATAAGATTCAGTCTGGACTATTGGCAATGAGTTGGAATGAGTTGAATAAACTACAGAAAACAATGTCGGCTGATAAGAATAGGATGATACCCGATAGTGCTGAATGGAAAAAATTAGATGCTGATATAAAAGTAGTACAAGCACGTATGTCCGAACTGAAAGGAAATTCTTCAGATACTCAAAATAGTCTGAATAAAATGGCCGGTGGTTTTAGTGGTTTTATAAATGCTGCTAAAAGTGGTGACATAGTAGGTATGATTCCTATGTTAGGTAAATATGCTGCTGTTATTGGATTAGTTACCGGTGCACTTGGATTTGCTAAATCTGCTATGGAAAGCACACGTGCTACTTCCAAAGAATTTAAAGCAGATATGGAAGGAATTTCTACTGCATGGACTTATTTTTTGAAATCAGTAGCAAGTGGTGATTTCTCTTTTACAAAAATGATTGAAGCCTTTAATGCCGGTCATGAGTATAAGCTTACGTTGGGTTCAATAGCAAAGGAACAACAAGCATTAGATGTAGAAGCTGCTAAGAATTTCAATAGAGTACAGGCTTTATTAGAAATTCAGCGCGATGTTACTAAAACTATACAAGAACGAAAAAATGCTGGTTCGGAAATTTTGAGAATTACGCAATCTGAAGGTAATATAAAGCAAGATGTTGCTACGAAATCTTACAATAATGCTATGAATAAGATGACTGCTCTAACCGGATTATCAAAATCAGATTATGAAAGTTTTATGGAAGGATATAACAAGAAAGAATATCATGCCTTCGATAAATCAGCCGAAATGTATAATAAACTAAAAAGTACTATCAAAGATTTTACATATGCTCCTCTTGAAATGGTGAAAAATACTCCATTTGAACAGGTATACACCGCATATTATAATCATTTTGTACAAGAATTAAAGAAAAGTAAAAAAGAACTTACTGGAGATGATTTGATTAAAGTTCGCGAAAAATCAGTCGAAAGTATGTTTAGTAACGATGTCAAAGTTATAGCTCGTACACAAAAGGCATATGGTAAGACAACTAAAGATGAAATTGATAATCTTGTACAACTCCAGGTTGCAGCTATACGTGTTCCCGGTGAAGTAATACAAGAAACTATGCGTGTGCGTAGAACTAACCATAAACTTGAAAAAGATTTGACTGACGAAGAAATTAAAAAACATCAGGAAGCTGCTAAAGCAGCACAAAAGATACTCGACGATCAAAAAGACAAACGAGATAAAATAAATGCAGATGGAAATATACAACTGGAGGTTGAAACTGCTGCTTATAATAAAAGATTGAAAGATAAAGGATTGTTTGAAAAAGAATCTACTGATTTAACCGCTGAACAACTAAAGGAACGCGAAAGATTAGAAGATGAATATTATGCTAATCTGTCAAAAATAGCTGTTGAAAATGAAAATAAACGTTTTTCAACGACTAAAAAGGACGCTGGTTTAGATGGTGATCCCACTAAATTTAAAGGGGAAAAACTAAAAGCTTATGAGTTGATAGTTAAACAGCATGAGATAAATATAACAAATATATCTGACTCTGAGAATAAAAAAAGGCTTGATGCTGAGAAATCGACTAATGCTGCTATTTTATCGATTCTTAGTACTGCTCAGGAATCTGAATTATTGTCTATAAATACCGTAATAGAAGCGAAAACACATGCGCTTAAAAATGATTATCTAAATCATGCGAATGGTATTATTTCTGAAGAAATTTATCAGAAAGCTTTGTCACAATTAAGTGTTGACTCTCTTAATGATAGATTAGCAGCTGAAATAAAATACAGGGATTTACTTAAGGCAATGAATCTTCCTAAAACAAAGGAAAATGTCAAAGCCTTAAAAGATGCCGAGAAAGCTGTTGCTTCTACACAGGCTCAAATAGATGATATACAACTAAAAGATGTAGAAAAATTTGAGAAAGATAAAAATAAAATAAAGTCTAAATATTCAATAAATAGCCTAGCAGAACAGTATAAAATAGAAAAAGCTGCTATTAATGCTAAGTATCTACATGAGAAAAATGCTGAAAATGCTCACCAAAAAGAATTATTTCAATTAAAAGTAAAATATGCTGTAAAATATGCTCAGGAAGCCGAGCAAGTAGCTAATGCTGCCGGAAGTTTTATTTCTGCTTTAGATCAGGCACAAACTGATAATTTAGAAGCTGAAAAGCAAAAACAATTGACTATAGCAGGTAATAATGCTGATGCTAGAGCTAAAGTTGAATCTGAATTTGCAAAAAAAGAACTTGATCTAAAGAAAAAACAAGCTGATGCTGATATGGCTATTAAAGTTGCTCAAGCTTTAGCAGCTGGTGCTTTAGGAATAGCGAATATTTGGGCGGTAGATGGTATAAATCCTATTTTAGCCGGAATACTAACAGCTATTGAGGTTGCTACTGTTGGGATGCAAATATCATCTATAATTGCTCAACGAAATGCTATAAAAAATACTTCATTAGGATATTATGATGGTGGTCCTACTGCATATTCTACTGATGATAAAACTGTCGTTGGTGAAGTACATGCTAATGAGCATGTTGTTACTGCAAAAGGGGTTCGAAATCCTGCTGTAAAGAAATTTCTCGATGTATTTCATGCAGCAGAACTTAACGGAAGTATCCAAATGCTTAATACTCCTCAGATTTTGGAAAAAGTAAGAGTCGGATCTTCTTATGCTGCCAGATCATCGTCTGGTGGATATGCTGAAAGTAAAAATGGAAGTGTAGGTACGTTTAGATCTGAGGTGTCCATGGCTATAATTAGCGAGAATGCACGGCAAATGGAACGACTTAATGATCATCTGGATAATGGTATTTTGGCTCATTCTGTCGTATCGGGTGATTATGGCAGTGTAAAACAAACTGAACGGTTTTTGAAAATGAGATCTAATGTTACCAGGCATGGATAATTGAACTTTGTCAGTCCTTTTTTTGGGCGGTAAAAACCTGTAGTTTTGAAGTATAAACAAGATAGACCATTATGGACGTTTATGATGCTATAAAAAAAATGAGGGAGCTCAGCGGTTCCGGTAAATGTTTCCAGTTTGCTTTTATGAGCTTCAGCGAAGAACGCGGTAAGAGTAACGGAATTATTGAAGTGCTTCATGCTAAACTCAGGAAACAAAGTACGGTGGAACAAGATAAGAATGCAGATATTAAGCTGAATTATTTTGATCTTGATACTAGCGATTTTGGGAGTTGTTATCAACCTTTGTTGATAGAATTTAATGGAGAAAAGTTAGAACTTAGCTAGTACTTCGACTCCGCTCAGTAACCGTTTGATACGCTCAGTAACCGTTCGATACGCTAGGTATAATTTATGATAAAATATATTTTATGGACAAAGAAGTAAAAAAAATAGGTGGATTATCATTTGTAAATGCTAAGGGTGGTACCTATGCGGTTGCATTTAACGGACAAGATGACCAGATGATGCATTCTATTGTAAATATGCAGGGTAGTTGGGAAATGTTTCCGTATCAGGTTGGTGGTGTGCGGGTAGTTCCGCACGGATCTGATAATAATTTACCGGCAAATATCCGTAACTTATTGGAAAAAAATAATCTTGGACCCGGTATTTTGGCACGTAAAACGGGGTTGCAATACGGAAAAGGACCGTTTTTGTACAAATTGAAGTTTGAAAATAACGAAATTGTACGTGAGTGGGTGGAAGATGCTGAAATACAGGCATGGCTTGATAGTTGGAATTACAAGGAATTTGTGCGCAATGCGTTACAAGAATTCAACTATATGCAAGGCGTGTATGTGAAATATTTTTCGGGAAAGGCTCAACGACTCGATAAAAAATGGATTTCGAAGCTAGAGTGTGAAAATGCTAATGCCTGTCGGCTCGAATGGCCTGAAAACGGAACTACATTGGAAGATGTAAAAAACATTATCGTTTGGGACTTTGAAAATTGCCGAAACCTGGTACCGGCTATGCGTTACCCTATTTTCAATGCGGACAAACCTGCTTCAACTTCCATTAAATATCATTCGTATAGATCCTTCGCCCGTAATTTTTATTCGTTGCCATCATTTATTGGATCTATACCGTGGATAAAGCGCGCAAACGATATTCCGGAAATAATACAGTATCTGACTGAAAACATGATAGCTGCTGCATACCATGTTCACGAGCCGGCTGAATACTGGGATGACATGTGCGTTAAACTTCAACAGAAATTTCCTGAATATGATGAGCTTAAACTTGCTGTAGAATTAGACAAGCTGCGTGATGAATTGACAAAAACCATCGCCAATGTTCTGTCCGGTAAAAAAAATACGGGTAAATTCTTTGAATCAATTGATTTTGTGGATGTAAATGGAGTGAAATGTGAGTGGAAAATTGAACCTATTGAAATGAATATTGATAAGTTCATTGAAGCCCAAACGAATATATCGGTATTGGCAGATAGTTCCACTACATCGGGTTTTGGCCTCAACCCTGCCCTATCTAATATCATAATTCAAGGAAAAGGAGATGCCGGAAGCCAAATTCTTTATGCGTGGAAACTATTTTATGCTGCAGATACGCAAATAGCTGAAGATATAGTTTTTGAATCGATCCATGCTGCTATGAAAATAAATTTTCCAACTAAGAACTTGTCTATGGGACTATATGAGCCGGTGGCTGCTAAAGAAAGTGATTTGAGTGCTAATGCCAGAACTGGAGCGAAAGTTTAATGACCCCAAACCCCTGAAGGGGCTTAAAAATAAGATATATGATATTTAATAAATCGAATAACGGTAGTAGTGAATTACGTTCATTGACAGGAAATTACTATAACAGTAATGACTTTGGAAAAATGACCGGTCACATTCTGTTAGCTACGGCAGAATTGAAAAAAATAATCGGATCGGCTGTGTATAATTTGGCTGAAGTTGCTTATAAGTCAACCGAAACGGTAGTTGCCAATATCGATCTGGTTCCTTATGTTCAATTGCCTATTGCTATACTTGCCACATTTAACTTGTACAGGAGTAATGATATCAGTCATGAGGATTCTGGCCGGAAGGTAAAGATTGATTCGACAAATGAAAAGATACCATGGCAATGGCAGCTCGAAGCGGATGACGCTATTCAAATGGACAGATATTATAGTGCTGTTGATGCGCTAATTGCCTATCTGAATGAAAGTACATTAGCTGAATGGAAGGATAGCGATTATAAAAAAGCAACTAAATCACTGCTTATCAACTCTGCTGAAAAATTTGATCGGTATTACACTATCGGTGGATCCGGACGTATATATATTTTAGTACTTCCATTTCTGAAAGAAACCGAACTTAAGCTTAAGCGCGAGTTTGGCGCTGACTGGACGCATTACCTGGCAGGCGAAAATTTGACTGAAAAAGATGATGAGGTATTGGAATACTTATTGCCGGCTATTCCGTTATTAGCTATGAGTGTGGCCGTAATGCGATTGCCATTAGGTATTATACCGCAGGGAGTTGTTCGAAACCATACAAGTAAAAGCATCACTATGAATGCCTCTGACGCAGCTACAAAATCGGACATTAAAGAAATGGCTAAGTGGATGAAAGATGATGCTGAAGAATTGATAAATCTGGCTAAAATAGCCCGAAATGGAACTACAGAAATACAATTATTGCCTACTAATTCAGTGGATAATAAGGGTATGAGGGTGTAATGAGAATGTAAAATGTAAAATGTAAAATTAAACATGAGTTATTCCGTAGTACAACAGCCAGATAATTATAGCTTACTTTCCGGGATCAGTGATATTATTATTGATTCAACCGAAGATTTGACTGTTGAAATACTAGTTGAATCAGATCTTATTTTGTCTGAAAACTATAATCCTGATATTGATGGTAGAATATACGTCATTGAATTAGATCGATTACTGGATAGCTACCTGCATGGAGATGATTTTGATGCCGATACTCATTCGGAATTGCTTAAGCTCGTTACAGTGAAAGTAAATAATACTGTTTTATGTACGTTCAACGTGTTGAAATTTACTGCTGAAACTAGTATTTCGGCTTTCAGTTTTGTTTCTGGAAGTATTTTTATGCATCTGTTGAAGCAAAAAAAGATAACTACACCTACAGCAAAAGAGTATCTAACCGTATCGTTTACCGATACGTTGCATTCGGTAAAGGTATTTGTTACTTATTTTGACGTATCGGACTATGTAAATAGTGCTGAAGTTGATTTATTTGCTACTGATGAAACTGGAATAAGGACTATTGATGCTTCATTTTTGACCGTTGCTGCATTGTTTCCTTTGATTAATGCAGATTCCATCGTGGCTTACCGGATTAAGCTTGAAAGTGAAATATCCGTTTTCACTGTAGATCGAAATGCTTATTTATTGCCGGTAGAATATCGGTTTAAAAACAGTTTTGATGTTCCTGAAACTGTTATAACTCGCGGTAATATATTCCGAAAAGGGGTTACAACATTTGATAGTTCGATGATTCGACGCGTAGAGGGTAAATTTAATGTTGTCCGGGATGATACTTTTGAGGTTTCATCGGGTAAAGTATTTTCATTGAATGATTATGACCGATTCCGGGAAATGTTCAATTCGGAAGATGTGGAGATTAATTTTCAGGGTAAATGGCGTAAAATAGTCATTACAGAAGAAAATATGAACGTTGCTCTTCGGATCGGAAACTTGCAACCATTTACTTTCACATTTAAATTTGCTGACAAGCGAGACCATAACTCCATTAC